AACACCGTTGATGTCTTGATAGACAAACCAGTGGTCACTCTTACGGCACACGGCTGTGTAAAGATTGATAGCCTCGTCAGCACTTTCTCCTTGGACACCTACGAGTTCTTTCAACTCATCGGATAGTGACATATAGGAAAGTGTTTCCTTGGTGCAGATGTATAGGGTATTACCCATAGCGTCACGCTCAACGCAATAGCGGTCGAGATGGAATACACGCATACCTCCATCATCAGGCATATATACTAAGGCATTACCAGAAACGATAAGATGCTTGAGTGCTTCATGAATAGCAACGCGATAGGTCTCACGACTAATCTCATCCATCACAGAATCTTCTACTTGTTGAAGTCCTGCTTCTATTTCAGATAGTACGCTCGCATCAGCGCCTTCGGCTGCCAAAGCATACTTGTCTATGTTTAATCTAAAGAAGGGGGCGTTGGGGGGTAGAAGTGCCAACAGTAATTTAGAAGCGAGGTTGTTTACTCCTCTTGCCCCAACGCCTTGAAATGGTGTCTCTAACCGTGAATGAGAACCGAAGCCCTCATCAGGCATTACATAAGGTAAAGTTAATTTAGATGCTTGTCTGGCTCTGTCTAGGTATTGGTAGCGCTTCCCTTCAAGGGAGGTGTATAAGCTTTCGGCAGATTTGTTACTCATAAATATATTAGTCCTCTTCGACTTCTAGGGGTGAATAGGTATCAACAGTAGCGGACTCTTCGGACTCGTCGAGGTCATACTCAGAAACATCTAAAGCCCACATACCGTCAGCCGTAGGGACTGGCTTGGTCAACCATCTGGTTCCCTTGCCTTCAGTCCAGTAGGCGAAGTTGTTGGTTTTACCTTCTTCGTCTGCTCGCTCTAGGGCAACTTCTTCACTTGCGTAGATTAGATACATTAGTAGATTTCGTATTGATTGTTAATGTTAGCTTCGATGGCAGGACGGTTGGCTGACTGGTCAGATTGGTAAAGAATAATTTCTTTAATTGTGCCGTCTATTGACTGATTTGAGTTAACGGCAGAAAAAGCTATCCTAAAGCCAGTGTTGGTTCTATCTGCAGTTAATGCAACGTTGGTTGTATCACCATTAACGCCTACTACCGAACTACTTCCATTGAATAAATCAAATCTTAAGTAATTGGTATTAATTGCAAATGCACTTCCAGTAGATGTTCCACCAGAAAAAAGGGCGTGGGTTGTTCCAGTTTGCCTGTAAAATCCAGCGGTAGTGCCAGTATCTACACCATAAATAACGTTAGTTCCCGTATCTCTTACCTTACTAACACTTAATACTGTGTAAGGTGGAGAAGAGTCAGTTGTATTAACAAAACTAAAGGAATTACTTCCATTAAAATCAATCTCTGGATTATTATTGCTATCGGTTACCAAAGCACCACCATCAACAATCTTAGGTTGGCTTCCAGCGACTGCCTGTGTAGCATCAGCGCCGTTACCTGACTGGTCATACCAAGTCTCTACAAAGCCGTCCACTTGGTCAAACCCTGTGTCTACTCCAGCGGGTAGGTCAATGCTGTAGGCTTCACCGATGTTAGCTTCAAGGGCTGTGCGGTTGGCTGTTTGGTCGGAAACGTAGATGATAAGTTCCTTAACGGATTTTTCATAATTTCTTTGATAGCTATTGCCTATATTTGCACCGATGTATTCTATACAAGAACCCGCTGTATTAGCACCTGTAGTTCCTAGGGCTGACCCAGTTGGGTTTCCCACCACACCGTTAGCGCTTATTTGCACATTCGCTTCGGTTCCTACGCCTGAATGATTAGTAGAGAAAAGGACAGATGCGGTCGATGGAACGGAGAAGCCATTTGCACCTACTGGATTCGTTGATAAATAATAAGCACAACCATAAGTGAGAAACCGAAGGTCTCTATTTGAGTTGTCCCCTAATATAGAATAGTTCGACGGCATTGCGACGGTGTAGATAGAAAGAGGGTTGGATGATTGTATCCCAAGCGGGTTATCGCCTGTACCACCTATATCTAGTAGGTCATCAACACCATCAAACTTAATACCATCTGCATTTAAAGAACCATCAATAACAATCTTAGGCTGACTCGCAGCCGTTGCTTGAGTTGCGTGGTTACCTGTTGCTGTATCTCCTGCTTGATTGGTTACACTTTGGTCATACCAAGTTTTAACGAAGCCGTCGAACCCTTGACCTGTAAATAGAGCTGGTGAACCTGCGACTGTGGCATTGTTGCTTCCCGTTTGGTCTGTCCAGTCGGCACTTGTGTTGCCGTAGCCGTTGTAGGAGTTGATTAAAGTCCCTGCACTAGTGATTGATAAGTCATAAATAAATCCATCTATCAGCCCAGATGTTGTCGACCTACCCGCAAGAAAACCAATTGTAAACGAGGCACTGTTGGTTGATGTTCCTTTAGAAACACCGTCAAAAAACAATTCAATCGTTGTCCCAGACCTTTTTAATTTTACGGTCGTTAGTGTGTTTAAAGGAAGGGATGCACCCGAAAATGAGCTAACCGTTCCATCATTTATTAAACTTGTCCCACCACTGCTAAAGAACAGGCGGTTTGATGACCCATTTCCCAAAAGACACGGAAATGAACCCCCTACTATGTCTACGGATTGCAACAAAATTTTGGATTCAATCTCAAAGTCACCCGCAAGGACAATATTTGAACCAAGCGAAACTGAATCATTTACTCCATCAAAATATATCCTCTTGTTAGCCGCAGGACTACCAGCCAATCCCGCATCGGCAAAACTTATAATGTCAGTATCGTCGTTTAAGCAGAAGTTACGAAGCGTTCCATCGGTAACCTCAGCCGCAGTAAAGGACTTCAGGGCATCATCAGAGGGTCGTCTTACCTGTGCTACGAACTTACCATTAGCACGGGCTACGGTATCTCCAGTAGCCGCTAAGGTAGCCTGTCGTGTTCCTAGGCTACGAAGGGAGTAAGCGGCTTTTGCTATCTGGTAGGCTCCATCACGACCTGTAGCTGTAAGAGCCTTTAGGTCAAGTGGAGCTACGACTTGAGTATTTACCCAGTTCTGGAGAGTGCCATTAGATACCTCCTTTGCTAAGAAGTCACGCTCGTGGTTATCACTGGCACGACGAACGCGGACAACCTTGTTGTTTCCTTGCTTGTCGTTGAGGTCTCTTAGAGAATATGCGGCTGCTGCCCCACCAACTACTTTACTTAGTAGAGGACGAGACTCACCCTTGCGGTCTGAATCTATTACTTGTGCTGTGCGGTCTACTGTAACTGTCTCCCCGTTGACCGTCATAGTTCTTACACCTGCAAACTTATCACGATTGAATGTGAAAGGTTGACCGTTTACCGTTAGGGTTTTGTCTGCCATTTATATTAGTAAGCTATATTTGCACCTGTGCCACTTGAGCCAGTGTTGACTGTAGAGCGACGAATAGTAAGAGCAGAAGTACCACGCTTTTTAGAGCCACCACTGCGGTTCTTAAGAGCTTTGTTCTCTACCGTCTTAGCCATCTTAGTAGGAGGGGGAGGAGGAGCGGGTGGTGGCACTGGGTCTGGTATTTTAGGGGATGACATACACATGGTATTATTCTTTCGTTAGGATGTTTTCGTTTTGAACTTCGAATTGATGGGTAAGGAAATTAATGACCGAGCGTTGTCCATTATGAAAGTCCATATCTCTTAATGACTTACTCGTATCGAAATCTTTTTGGGGGAAGTTTTCGACCAAAGCCTTAAGCATTTGTGGGTGTATTGGAGGAAATGAGTCAGCCATAATTACCTTTCTTCTTGGTTCGATACTTCATATTCCCTCTTCCTTATGTCATCTAACGACTTAGGTAACTTACCATTCTTAATCCATTCCTCAGTTTGAACCAGACACATAGCGTTCCAAACGATAGCACCTGCGTGGTCTTCACTCTCATCCCCTTCGATGAATTGCCATAGGTGTCTATACAAACTATCTATGTATCTACTTAGTGGAATACCCTTAGTCCAGTTGTCGCGACCATACTTATTAGCTCCATCCTCAAAGCGTTTAGAGGCAGCTCGTAGTGCAGCTATGGGTAACAAAGAGGGCATCCCTTTTCCCTCCATCGCATCTCTCACTGCACCTGTGTCAAACTCTGAGCGTTTACCACTATCAGGTAATGTTACTTTCTCGGTGTCCATAGTTTTATCTCTTTAGTTTCTAAGTTGTAATGCTGTTTCTGTAAGATGTAGGCTAGTCGTGCTGTGAGTAGGGCATCCTCTTCCGTGAGGTCATGCTTCTTATATTCAGTAACAACGGTCTTCCACGTAGCACCATTCTTGTTTAATATCTTTTCTGCGGTCTTAATGCCAACACCCTTGAGACCTTTGTAGCCATCAACAGGGTCACCCGTGAGTGTTTGGATAAGGTGAAAGCGTTTAGCTTTTCTTATTCCTGTCTTAGTAATCTCGTCCTTCAGGTGGTTATACCAAGTGATAGGAAGTGTGCCGAAGTCCTTGTCACCGCTAACCGCTATGGTATCCTTGGGGTTCCTAGTGCAGAGAACACCGATGAGGTCATCAGCTTCTAAGTTATCTACAATCAACCCGTTATGGTAGTCATACATATACTCAGTTAATGCCTTGATACACAACGGCTTACGTTTGGCTGAACGGTTAGCCTTGTAGTCTGGATAGAGGTCATGACGGAAGTTTGTCTTACTACTAATACAAGTGATGTAGTCAGTAGCTTTTAACTTCTTCATAATAGTCTCAACGAGTTCGTCTACCTTTGCAGTGGCTTCTGCTTCCGATGAATGGAGTGTCCATGTGTCGTCATCCCATTTAGTTTCCACCTCTGATGAAAACGCTGCACGATATATAATCATA